GATTCCGCTAATTATCCGACTCGAGAGCCAACTACTTTGCAGTCTGGCGATCGATGGGCATGGAAGCGTACTGATCTAGTAACCGACTATCCATCCTCTGCTTATAGCCTTTCGTATATTTTCCGTCGCGAAATTACCGGAGAGCGTATTGCTATTTCTGCAACAGGTTCGACGGATGCTTATACGATAGAGGTTGCATCGACGACGACTGACGACTACGAGGCAGGTCGTTATCATTGGGTCGCTTATATTACGAGAACCTCTGACTCTGCGCGTATCGAAATTGATAACGGAGTGCTAGAGGTACAGCCTAATCGCTCTACGAATAACGCAGACCCTAGATCGTTCGCGCAGATCGCTCTAGATAATATCGAAACCTATCTAAAAGACCCTACAAATCTTGCTGCCGCATCGTATTCTATTGCAGGGCGTTCTCTTTCTCGATGGAATCGTGAAGACTTAATGACAGAGCGTGAGAGAATGAAAGGCGAGGTTGCGCGAGAGCGTAAAGCAGAGCAGATTGCAAAAGGCCTAGGAACTAATGCAACGATTCGAGTGAGGTTTACGGCATGAGGCTATTAGACATTTTCAAACGTCAGCCTCCGAAGCCGATGCGTAAGCGGTCTTTCGAGGCGGCTAACACAGGGCGGTTATTCTCTGACTGGACGGTACAGACGAAATCAGCCGATAGCGATATTCGTTATGCACTAAAGGCGATGCGTGCGCGATCCCGCGATCTTTGCCAGAACAACGATTACGCCAGACGATATTTGAATTTAGTTTCTGCAAACGTAGTTGGGCCTAAAGGAATTACGTTGCAAGTTCGAGCAAGAGAGCCGAACGGGATACTCGATCAAGTTGCTAACCAACAATTAGAGGCGGCTTTTGCCGCATGGGGGCAACCAGGAGTTTGTACCGTTGATGGCCGCCTGTCTTGGGTCGATGCTCAAAGAGTATTCATCGAGAGCGTTGCGCGGGATGGGGAATGCTTCGTATTATTCGTAGAAGATAACGCAAACCCGTTCAGATTCCGCTTACAGTTTATTGATGCGGATTATATTGACCAAGACAAGAACGAGGTTCTCGCTAACGGCGGTCAGATTCGCATGGGAATTGAAATCGATGCTGCCGGAAAGCCTATTGCCTATCACGTTCGCGCTAAAGACCCGAACGACTATCAAGTAGGCGCATCGGATATGAAAACGGTGCGGATTCCTGCGGATCGTATGATTCACGCCTACCGCAACGATCGTATTGGGCAAACTCGAGGAACTCCGTGGACTGCTACGGCTATGACTCGATTGAAGATGCTTGGCGGCTACGAAGAAGCAGAATTAGTTGCTGCGCGTGTCTCAGCATCAAAGATGGGATTTTTTATTAGCGAAAGCGGCGATGAATACCAAGGCGATGGTACGGCTCCAGACGGGACGCTGAACATGGATGTTCAACCTGGTCAGTTCTCGCAACTTCCGGCAGGTGTAGACTTTAAGTCATACGATCCGCAGCACCCGTCAACGGCTTTTAGAGACTTCGAGAAGGCTATGCTGCGTGGTATAGCCTCTGGTCTTGGCGTGTCTTATACGTCATTAGCAAATGATCTAGAGGCGGTTTCTTATAGTTCTATTCGTCAAGGTCTTCTCGAAGAACGAGATTATTGGCGAATGACGCAGTATTGGGTTATTGAGCATTTTTGCCAGCCTGTTTACCTACGGTGGCTTCGTCAAACGCTAGATTCTGGAGTAACGAATCTCCCTGCTGCTAAATTCTTTAAGTTTAGTGCAGCGCAGTGGGTTCCTCGCGGATGGCAGTGGGTCGATCCGCGTAACGAGGCAGAGGCACAGATCGTTGCGATTAACAACGGCTTGATGACTCGTACACAGGCTCTCGCAGAACGTGGCTTGGACATCGAAGATGTTATGCGCGAGAGACAAGCCGAAGAAGAAATTATTGCACAATTTGGCGTAACGCTTCCGGGTGGTACGTCACCGATCCCGCCGGAGGTGGCAAATGGCGGCTAATTACGACATCGTAATGGATCAAGGCGCGACCTTTAGCCGAGTCATAACATGGCAGGATTCGCAAGCGATTCCGGTAAACCTCACGGGCTATACCGCTCGTATGCAGATCAGATCGGAGGTTGACTCCTCTATTGCTGCGCTTTCTCTAACAACCGAGAATGGTCGTATTACACTCGGAGGCACAGCGGGAACGATCACGCTTACTGTCTCTGCAACCGATACGGCCGCTGTTACTGCCGGCGAATATGTCTACGACATCGAGTTAGTCTCGGGGAGCGAAACTGTTACCCGTCTTTTGCAGGGTTGTTTTACGGTTGATGCCGAGGTGACGCGATGACGGATCAAATCATCGTTGATCAGACTATTCAATCGGTGATCGTAGAAGAATCCGATTCGGAGATAGTCGTTCGAACCGGCTGGCCCGAAGGCGCAAAGAAAGGCGCAAATAACGACATTACCTCGCTCTCTGGGCTTACCGGCGGTATTGCGACACCTACTTATATTGATTTCGCTGCGACTGGCGCAACGGATGCCGAGCGTCGATTAACGTGGAATCCCGATACTGGAACCGTACAGGTCGGAATGGTAGGCGGTAACGTACAGGCCAAGTTAGGTCAGACGCTTTATGCTTATGTGCATAACGTCGAAGGGTCGACGATTGCAAAAGGGAAGCCGGTTTATCTATATGAAGCAACCGGCAATAAAGCCTCTGTTAAACTTGCGTCTAACGTTTCCGACGCGACTTCGGCTAAGACTTTTGGCCTCGCTGCGGAAAGCATCGCCTCGGGTGCAAACGGATTAGTAATTTGCCAAGGTGTACTCGATAAAATCGATACGAGTGACTATAACGAGGGCGATACGCTCTATCTCGGTGCTACCGCAGGAACACTTACGGCTACGAAGCCGAAAGCGCCGAATCACATGGTTTATGTCGGTACCGTAGAACGAGCGAATCAAGGGAATGGTCAAATTTATGTTCGTATCCAAAATGGTTACGAATTAGACGAAATCCACGATGTGCAGATCAACTCTCCTACGAATGGGCAGTTGATTATTTACGACGAGGTAACTGCTCTTTGGAAAAACGCTAACCTTACAGCAGGAACAGGCATCTCGATTACTAACGCTGCCGGATCGATTACGATTTCTGCTCCCGAGAACGGTACAGTTACAAGCGTTGCAACCGGAACAGGGCTAACAGGTGGCCCTATTACCTCTACCGGAACCATTAGCCTCGCGGATACAGCAGTTAGCGCAGGGTCATACGGTACGGCCTCGGCGGTTCCCACCTTCACGGTAGATGCGCAAGGCAGACTAACGGCGGCATCGAATACGAATATCGCTATCGCTAACACGGCGGTGAGCGGTCTTGGTACGATGTCTACGCAAAACGCTAACAATGTCACGATTAGCGGCGGTTCGGTCTCTGGGATTACCGATCTCGCGGTCGCTGATGGCGGCACAGGAGCATCGGATGCTGCGACGGCTCTTTCTAACCTTGGCGGCGTACCTACAAGTCGCACGATTACCGCAGGAACAGGACTCTCTGGCGGTGGCGATCTTTCGGCTAATAGAACGATTACTCTTGCTGATACCTCGGTCTCTGCCGCTTCTTATGGCTCTGGCTCACAGGTTGCTACGTTTACCGTAGACGCACAGGGTCGCTTGACGGCTGCGTCAAACACAAATATTTCTATAGCGAATACTGCGGTATCGGGCCTCGGCACGATGTCAACGCAGAACGCTAATAACGTCTCCATCTCTGGCGGCAGCGTTACCGGAATTACTGACCTCGCGGTAGCCGATGGTGGTACGGGAGCCTCTAACGCATCTGGCGCGAGAACTAATCTGCTCCCCTCTTACTCGAGCAACGCAGGAAAGGTTCTCGCAGTAAACGTCGGCGGTACAGACGTAGAATGGATTGCAGCCGGTGGCGTTGGAACAGTCACTAGCATTACGGCAGGGACGGGGCTTTCTGGCGGCACTATTACCTCGACGGGAACTATTGCGCTTGCAAATACCGCAGTCTCAGCGGCCTCCTATGGATCAGCCACACAGGTTGCAACATTCACAGTTGATGCACAGGGTCGATTAACGGCTGCTGGAAATACGAATATCGCTATCGCTAATACCGCAGTTAGCGGTCTTGGCACTATGTCTACGCAAAATGCTAACTCTGTTGCAATAACGGGAGGGAGCGTAGGAGCCGTTACCTATCAACCTGCATCTACGGCAACGCCTAGCAATAATGGCGATATGGTTTTTGAATTAACCGATAACTCTACGCTGACCATTAAGGTAAAAGGTAGCGATGGAACGGTTAGGGTTGTTGCATTGACATTGACGACCAGTGCAGAGTCGTTCTTGAGATTAGAGTAATGGCTGTCGATCTAAAACCTACAGAGGCGATGGCATCCGAAGCCGAGCGTGGACTCGCTTGGCGTGAGGAATTCGGGCGTGGAGGCACCGCAGTTGGTGTTGCTCGCGCACGAGACATTAAGAATCGAGCGAATCTCTCGCCCGAAACAGTCCGAAGGATGGTGAGTTACTTTGCGCGACACGAAGTTGACAAACAAGCGGAAGGGTTCAGTCCCGGCGAAGAAGGCTACCCGAGTGCGGGTCGCATCGCGTGGGCCTTGTGGGGAGGCGATCCCGGAAAATCGTGGGCTAATCGCAAAAGCGCGGAACTGGATCGAGAAGATGAGGGCAGAAATATGGACAAGATAGACGAAAGACACGTTATTAGCGTTGTCGAAGGCGATGATGCCGTCGTTGTCACTTTTGCCAAGGAAACGGCAGAAGATTATCCTATGGACATGGAATCCGAGGATGACGAGGAACTTGTTGCTCCTGGTCTTGCTCCAGAGGAAGAAATGCCTTCGCCTATGGATATGGAAGAGCGGCCAAAGGACATTTACGGTAATGAGCCGGATGATCCTAATTACGCTGGCCCCGCTAAACGAAAAGGCCCGACTGAAAGAGTTTTCAGATCGGCTGTATTTGAACGTCAATCTGTCGATGATCAACGCCGCGCTACGCTCGCATTTTCGAGCGAAATGCCGGTTGATCGCGGTTGGGGTATCGAGGTTCTCGATCACTCGCCGGATTCGATTGACATGGAATTCATTGGTAGCGGTCGTGCGCCGCTTCTTGTGGATCACGAAATGTCCGATCAAGTCGGAGTCGTGGAACGGATTAGCCTCGGATCGGATCGCGTGGCGCGAGCCGTTGTTCGCTTTGGGAAAAGCGCGCGAGCCGAGGAAATCTATCAAGACGTAAAAGATGGAATACGGTCAAACGTATCTGTCGGTTACGTTATTAACGAGATGGTTTCGGACGGTAAGGAGGGAGACCGGGAGGTTTTCCGTGCTACTCGTTGGATGCCCCTCGAAATTAGCATTGTGTCAATTCCGGCAGATACTAGCGTTGGCGTAGGACGATCTTTCGATAGTCCTGCCCCAGAGCCGGTTGCCGATCCCGTAATTATCGTTAAGGAGACTAACATGTCTGAAGATATTAACAGCGTCCGTGAAGGCGCAGCGAAGGCCGAACGCGATCGCGTTGCGGCTATTCTTGATCTGGCCTCGCGTCATAATCAGCGCGAGTTTGGCGAGTCGGCTATTCGTGACGGAGCGACGATTGAACAGTTCCGTGGCGCGTTGCTCGATAAGGTGGCGAACAAGCCGCTGCATATCGACAGCGAAGTTGGCCTCTCGGATAAGGAAATTCGTTCGTTCTCGTTCGTGAAGGCTATTCGTGCGCTTGCGAATCCGCAGGATCGCGCTGCACAGGATGCCGCTCGTTTCGAGTTTGAGGTTTCCGAAGCCGCCGCCCGTAAGGAAGGTCGCACCTCGCGCGGTCTCCTCGTTCCGGTCGACGTTCTCTATAAGCGCGATCTGACGACTTCGACCGCTTCTGGCACGGCGAAGGCTGGATATACGGTTGCCACCGATCTGCTTGCCTCGTCGTTCATCGACGTTCTGCGTAACAAGATGGTGTTGAACAGCCTCGGTGCGCAGTTCCTCACCGGCTTGCAGGGCAACGTGGCGATTCCGCGCAAGACCTCGGCTTCTTCGGCCTACTGGGTTGCCGAGAACTCTGCTCCGACGGAGAGCAGCGCGGCTCCGGCGTTCGATCAAGTCACGATGTCCCCGAAGACCCTCGGAGCCTATGTCGACATTTCACGTCGTCTGATGCTCCAGTCGTCCTTGGACATTGAAAACCTTGTTCGTAACGACCTCGCCACCTCTATCGCTGTGGCGATGGACGGTGCTGCGGTTGCCGGCTCGGGCAGCAACAAGCCGACGGGCGTGCTGAACACCTCTGGCATTGGCTCGGTGTCGCTTGGCACGAACGGCGGTGCGCCGACTTGGGCGATGGTTGTGAACCTTGTGCGTGAGGTCGAGATTGACAACGCGCTGACGGGTTCTGCCGCGTTCCTCACGAACGGACAGGTGAAGGCGAAACTCTCCACGACGTCTCGTCAGTCGAGCGGCGTTGAGGGTAACTTTATCCTCGGGCCGGATATGGCTAACCTCTACGGCTTCCCGATTGCGGTGTCGCAGCAGGTTCCGGCCAATCTCTCGAAGGGTACGGGCAGCAACCTCTCCGCGATGCTTTTCGGCGTGTGGAGCGATCTGCTCATCGGTCAGTGGTCGGGTATCGACATCCTCGTAGACCAGTACACGGGCAGCAATGCCGGTACGGTTCGCGTGGTTGCGTTCCACGACTGTGACTTCGCGGTTCGTCACCCCGAGTCCTTTGCGGAGTGCAACGAGATCATCACGACCTAATAGTGATCGATCTAGCCGCATACGAAGGTCGCCATCGAGGGCAGCGTTGTGCTGTCCTCGGTGGTGGCCCTGCTTTGGTGGAAGACATCAAGGCGGTGCGGCCTCGACTATTGCGAGAGGGCGTGTTGGTTGGAGTCAATCAGCACGCTCTCTTGCTTCCTTTAGAATATATCGTTTATCAAGACAAGGAACTCTGGCCTATACTAAAAGGCCATGCTCCTGTGATTTCGCACCATAAAGAGATGTGCGATATTTGGTCTGGAATTGTTCCCGATTTCGGATTCTCTGGAGGTACGGCAGTCTGGATTGCCGATTACCTAGGATTCGATGAGATTTACATCTGCGGTTGCGATAATTACATGACCAACCGTCGATACTGGCATAGCAAATTAGGCGATCTGCGCGTCGAAGAAGGTATCTCGAATATCCAAGCGTGGGTTAAGGTTCGGGACTACATGAGGAACCCCGATAAGGTTTTTGTCGCTTCTGGTTGTCTTACACAGGTATTCAAACCGTTATGAAAGTCGAGATGATTCGGTCTAGGCTCTACAACGGGCAAACGCTCGAGCGTGGCCGCGTGGTGGATGTTGACCCGTCCTTCGGGCGTTGGCTAATCGGTCGCGGAATGGCGGTCGAATACTCTCGTCCGTCCTTCTTTGCACAACCCGAGGCTCCGAAGCGTGGGCGACCGCGAAAGGGAGATTGAGAAGTACCGAGAGGTCTACGCCAAGTATTCCCATTACGGGATGGCAGATGACCGCAGAGACCCCGTATTAGAGGCCATTAGCAGCCTTTCTGGGTCATTCCTCGACGTATCCTGTGGTCGGGGAGAGTTAATGGCCGCAGCCTCTAGGATCGGCTTTAAGCCTGTTGTAGGAACCGAGGCAGTCCCCGAACTCTGTGGTGGTAATGTCCAACAGGCGGTCATTACCGATCTGCCTTTTAGGGACGCTTCTTTCGATGTTGTGACCTGCATCGATGTTATCGAGCATATCCTAGAGCCGGACATTGTTCCGGGGCTGCTCGAATTAGAACGAGTCTGCGGTGGTGTTTTAATCATAGCCGCTGCGGATTACCCAACCTATTGGGATGGGGTCAATTTGCATCCATCTGCTAGACCCTATTCCGCATGGCATGATCTGTTTTGCAGAACCTTTAGCGGGAAGGTCAAACGGTTAGGGTCAACCTCGACTAGCGAAATGTGGGGCGTTACCTATGGCGGTTTATAGCCAAACTGATACCAATGCATTTTTTAGCGATGCCTCGACTACCGCGACCTACAAGATAGGAAAGACTCGATTCAATGTTCGCGGAATTTTTGACTCTCCGTATCAAGGCATAAATATCGCAGAGCCGGAGTTTGCATCGGAGAGAGTAACATTTGTATTACCGTCTAACGGACTTCCGGCTAATGCGGAGCCGGGTGATAAGTTTATTTACGATTGCGATACCTATACGGTGCGTGAAATACAGCCGGATGGAACTGGCGTAACGACCCTAGTGCTTGAGGCTTCTACTGATCTGGATGCGCCGACATGACGTTTGAAAGTGATTTTGATCGGCTTTCAATGCTTGCGGTATCCGATTGGGGTATCAAGGCGATATATCGCAACAAAGGAAAGCGATTCAATGTCGTTGGGATTTACGACAATGACTATCGCATGGTTGACGTAGCCGAGGTTGGTTTTAGTAGCAGTACGCCAATTTTTACGATTCCAACGGCGGCTTTGCCATGTAAACCAGCCATCGGTGATGCGTTATTCATCGATTGCAACGAATATATTGTTCGTAACTTCAAAGCAGATGGAACTGGAATAACGGTACTTACGCTAGAGTTTCTTACTGGCTACGAAAGACCGGAATTCAATAACATTATTCTGCTACAAGACGGTGGAAACCTGCTCACAGAGGCAGGTGAGTATATTATTCAAGAAACCGGAAATATCTAATGGCACATGCACGAAAACAGATACGCGACGAAGTGGTCGATATTCTTACGACCGCAGAAGTTGCAGATACTATCTCGAAATCTCGTGTATATCCGATCCCTGCGGATACGATTACGATGGCCTTGGTTTATACAAATACGGATACCGTAGCGCAAACGACCTTAACTTATCCTAGAAAGTTTGATCGAGAAATGATTCTAGTCGTAGAGGTGGTCGCTAGGGATGCAGACTATCTTAATGACCGATTAGATCGTGTTTGCGAATCTGTAGAAAACGCTATTGGCGCTGATCATACACTCGGCGGCAAGGTAAAGGATTGTATCCTAACGGATACACAAATAACGCTAGACTTTAGTGGCGATGCACCAATAGGGTCTGCAAGGATGCAGTTTCGAGTGTCTTACCGCACCTCGGAAACTGATGCTGGTACTATCATTTCGTAAGGAGAGAAAACAATGGCAAATCATCATGGCAGCGAAGGCGTTGTTCGTGTTGGAGCGAACACAGTTGCAGAGGTAACGGGATTCTCGTTCACGGCTACGGCAGAATATGCCGAAGATACGACCCTCTCGGATACTGCGAAAACCTATAACACGACCGCGATCACTTCATGGAACGGCTCGGTTACTGCGTTCTGGGATGAAACGGATACCTCTGGGCAGGTTGCTCTCGCACCTGGAGCGAACGTTGCTCTCGTTCTCGCGCCGGAAGGCGTAGATAGCGGCGATACTCGCTATAGTGGTAACGCTCTTGTGACGGAAATCACTCGAAATGTGCAGCGTGGTGCCGTTACTGAGATCACCTTTAACTTTATTGGAAACGGAACCCTTACTGCGGCTACTTCTTGATAGCGAGGTTTTATGAATTGGAAAGAACAGGCGAAGGCGCAATTTGCAGAACGGCGTAAGCCGGAGACGCTCGTTGCGATCCCTGTACCGGCTTGGAATACCACCGTGTATTACTGGCCGGATATGACGTTGGCTGAAAGGCGTGAAATTTTCATGCTTGCAAAGCAAAAAGGTGATGAGACCGTTCTTGATCTCGAGGCTATGGCGATGACTCTAATCGTTAGGGCAAGGGATCGAGAAGGCAAGCGTCTTTTTGCGAAAGCCGAACGCATGGAGTTGATGAACGACTATGATCCAGAGGTAATTACCGAAATCGTATCGGCCATGAACTCGTCTATTCCAACCGTTGAGGATGCCGAAAAAAACTGATCAAGGACGGGCATCTACGGGCAGTCTATGCCTTATCTCTCCGGATGCACGTCCTACCCGATCAGATTTTTGAGATGACCGAATCGGACTTTTACCATCTCCTTGCAGCCTGTAAGTTAGAGGCAGAGGATCAGGAGCGATCATGGCGCAAGCACAAGTAGTTATATCTGCGGTAGATAAGACTCAAGCCGCGATCAATTCTGCTCTGCGCGGAATGAAAAATCTTGAGCGTAGCGCAAGAGTTACATCTAGGGCTATAAATGCTGCATTTGGATTTTTTACTGGCGGTATTTTAGTTAACGCATTTCGATCTATTCTTGATGCCGCAAATAAAACTAAAGAAGGCGCAGCATCTGTAAAACAATTAAAAGAAACGCTAGCAGACCCTGGTCTTATTGCTGCTGCTAATTCTATCAGTAAGGCTCTAGTCGATGGATTTATAGTTGCTGCTGGAGGTGTTAAAGCATTTACAAAACTTGTTAGACAAGAATTGATTGCTATTGGGGCAGCAACTCCTGTAACAAGTGAAGAAGCAATTATAAGTTTAGAAAGAAAAATAAATGATATAAGAAAAAAATATTCTACTGATATCAAAGGAAGTAGAATGGCTCTTGGGCAGGTAAGCCCAGAAGATCAAGCAATTATTGCAGGATTGGAGCGTCAGATCGCAGCATTAAAAGTATATAAACCTTCAGAAACATCTGCTCGCGGAAGGACTAAGGTTTCTGAAATCAATGCAATGATAAATGCAAGTAAAGCAAGTATAAAAATGGATGAACTACTTGCAAAACAAAGAGAAGATGCAAAAAGAAAATCTGATGCTGCTGCTATGTCGATGGCAGAAAAGCAAGCGCAAGAAAATCAACGGTATCAAGAATTAAGAAATCAAGCATTAGAAATAAATGATCTTTTCAAAGTTGAATTTGATGATTCATTAACAAATATGTCATCAAGTATATCTGAAATGCTTGATGAATTTGCAGCACAACAAGAAATGTTTAAGATGTTTGCTGAAAATGCTGCAAAAAACATTCAATCTGCATTTGCTGATTTTTTATTTGATCCATTTCAAAATGGAATCAGAGGAATGCTTGCGTCATTTATAGATGTGATTCGCAGAATGGTTGCTGAAGTTGCAGCATCATTTATCCTACAAGCAATTTTTGGAGGATTTACAAAAGACGCAGGATTTATGGGTGATTTTGCTAGGGCAATTACAGGACGTGCCTCTGGTGGGTCTGTTTCCGCTAATACTCCGTATATCGTTGGAGAGCGTGGCCCAGAGTTATTCGTTCCAAACTCTAGCGGCTCGATAGTTCCTAATGGACGAATGGGAGGCGTAACCGTGGCTCCTGTCTATAATATCGATGCTCGCGGAGCGACTGCTGACTTGCAAAAGGCGTTGCCTAGTATCTTGTCGGAGAATAATCGTCGTATCTTCGATGAACTTGATCGTCGCTATGGAATAGGCCGATGACAGACTATATTCTTCCTCCAGACCTTGTTGGCGCAAGCGTCGAATGGTCGTTAAGCGACAATACCGCCGTTTTTCAATCTCCGCTTTCTGGTGCAGTTAGAACGGTTAGCCGTCCCGGTCTACGATGGGGTGCGCGAATCGTATTCCGCTCTGTATCTGGTCTAAAGCGCAGACGATTGATGTCTCTGCTCACGATCCTACGAGGTCGAGCCAATCGCGTTTATATTACTGATCCTGCCTATACGCTTGCCGGTTCTTTTTCTTGCCCAGAACTCTTGACTAATAACGCAGCAGTAGAGAATACGACCGGATGGAGTTCTTCTAACGGAGAACTCAATATAAGTGCTGATAGTCACCTCGGGCTGAGACTTTTCAGAGGTGCAGTTGCCGCAGATAGATATGTGTATCAATCTGCAAAAACTACCGTGACCTCTGCTCCTTATGCGGTTCGTATGCTTCTCTATGCAGGGCGTGGAAATGCTCGCGCATCAATGGAGGCGGGTACGAGTCAAGGAGCAACGGATGTTCTAAATGGGGCGACTCGCACGGCTAACGGATACTATGTTGATAGTTTCTCTGCTGCTGGAACGTCTACACATTTTTCATTTTATGACTATATTTCTGGTCGTTCAGATGGAAACTTTCAGTTTTTATCTTGGGCATCTGCCTCTCGATGTGCGTTAGTCAATGGCGGGTCGCAGACGGGTAGCAAGTTAATCATTGATGGATTGCCAACATCTACGAATGGTCTAGCGTTAGCCGGAGATTGGTTTGAGGTTAACGGAGAATTAAAAAGACTTACGGCAGACCTTAACTCGGACTCATCCGGTAACGGATACCTTATATTCGAGCCAAGCCTTCGTAGTTCTCCGGCTGATAATTCTCCCGTTATCTTTCGCTCCCCTATGGGCAAGTTTATGCTTGCTGCTGATTCTTATGCTTGGGAGACCAGACCGGGGATTATTTCGGATATTGAATTAAGTCTTGTAGAGGATATTACATGACTCGTATCGTCTCGGCTAATAACGCAACCGAGGCAGATAAACTCTCTATCGTCGCGGTTATTCTTGCAGACCTTAACTTCTCGTCTGGAATGGTTCGCGTACATGATGGAAGCGGAAAATTATCGTTCGGCGGTAATGACTATCTCGGCGTTGGTCAATTTGCCGGAATTGATGTTGTTGACGAAAACATCGACTTTATCGCGCGTGGTATAAAACTCACATTATCTGGCGTAGATACGACCTTTGTAACTCCTACTATGGATGAGGTTTACCAGAATAGAACGGTTACGATCTATTTGGGATTTGTTAATCAAGAGACTGGTGCATTACTAGATACGCCGGAAACCTTATGGGAAGGGCGTATGAATCAAATGACCCTAAAGATAGAAAAAGGATCGGCCATTATCGAATTGACCTGCGAGCATCGCTTACGTCGAGAGCCTCGTATTGCTCGATATACAGACGCAGATCAACGTCTCGCCTATTCTTCGGATAGGTTTTTTGATCTTTTGCATACGATTCCTGGATTTGTAAGTCGCTGGGGGTCGAGAGATTCTAGTTATGGCGGCGGCGGTGGATTTACCACGCCAAATGACCCAGATAGAAGGCCGCGCAATCGTGCATAGAAAAGAAGATTGGCATGATCGAATGTGGGCGACACTAGACGATCTAGCGAATACACAATTTGAGTACGGAAAGATAGATTGTTGTATTTTTGCCGCTAAAGTCGTCGATGCTATGTGCGATACAGAATACGAAAAAGAACTAGCCAAGCATTACCGTGACGAAGATACCGCTAAAGCCTATATCGAAGTTTCCGGTGGACTTGAACAGGCTGTTTCATCTCATATAGGGCAAAGCAAGCAAGGAAAGCCGCAGAGAGGCAATGTAGTGATGTTTGCCGGAGAGTTAGGGCAAACATTAGGTATTTGCGTTGGAAGTACGATTGCCTCTGTTAATTCTGATGGCGTAGTTTTTGTTCCCCGCAGTGCAACTATTTGTTATTGGACGATATAAATGCCACAAGCAGTTGTTTCTATATTCCAAGCAGCCTTATGGACTGCGGCTTACGCGGGAGCATCTGGCGCTGCTGCTTATGCCGTAGCAACGCTTGCAACTGCAGCAGTTATCGCGGGTAGCCTTTATGCGATGAAAAAGGTTACAGAGGCTATCGTAGGAATTCCTCGAATCAATCGGCAACCTACCGATGTTGAATACTCTGGAACCGTTGAACCTCGACGTATTATTTACGGAGAGATGTTAGTTAGCGGATTGAATATCATTCCTCCGCTTACCTCTGGTTCGACTAACGAGTATTTACATCAAGTATTAGCCGTGGCTGGGCATGAATGTAATGATCTAGGCTCTGTCTATTTCAACCGTGCAGCAATCGGTACTATTTCAGCGGTTACGGGTACGAATGACGACGGAAAAGTAACGACTGGAACGTATGCAAATAAGGCATGGGTGCGTAGATATACGGGAAACGATACGCAGACTTCAGACTATAAACTGACACAGGCATTTACGTCACAATGGACGACAAGTCATCGCGGTAGAGGAATTGCCTATATTGCATTGACGTATCAGTTTGACGAAACCGTATACCGAACCGGAAAACCGGATATTACCTGCTTAGTACAGGGTAAGAAGGTATACGATCCTCGCCTCGATTCGACGAGAACTGGCGGTAGTGGGTCGCAGCGTATTACTGATCCTACAACGTGGACTTATTCGACAAACCCCGCACTTTGCCTTGCTGACTATCTTTACGATTCAAGCCTTGGTCTTGGTGAATCCGATACTCGTATTGACTATGACCTAGTGATGGATGCAGCGGATATTTGTGATGAAAATGTCAATATCCCCGGCAGTACGACACAAAAACGCTACACCTGTAATGTTGTTTTGATCGCTACGGATCGTTTTGAGGAAAACATTAAGGTTTTAGCACAGGCCATGGCAGGGGTCTGCTATTACTCTAGTGGTAAGTGGCGTATGTATGCCGGAGCATGGTCATCCTCCGCATTTAGCCTCGGAGATAACGATCTCGTAGAGGGTGGTATTTCTGTAGTTACGGCATACCCGTATAGTGATCGTTATAACTCTGTTCGCGGCCAATTCATCAATAAAGATAAAAACTGGCAGCCTACTGAATATTCTCCGATAGTAAATTCGACGTATGTCAGCGCAGATGGCGAACAAGCATGGCTCGAAACAGATTTTGCGGCTTGTACTAACGAATACGAAGCGCAACGTCATGCGATTTTGCTTTCTCGACGTAGCCGTAATGCTCAAGTTGCTACGGTTAGATGCGGAATGTCTGCTTACAAGATTCGCCCGTTTGAGACTGGTACTTGCACATTTTCCGAGATTGGGTGGACAAACAAAACGGTGCGCTGCGAAGGGTGGCGATTTGATCCTATGGGATTTGTCGAGTTAATCCTTCGAGAAGAAGCCTCTACGGACTGGTCTGATCCGGCAACGGGAGACTATGTAACGCCAAGCACGATTACAAATCCCACGCCTACTACTTATACGCCATCTCCTCCTACAGGCTTAAGTGCCAAGAATCTAACATCTGGATTTAATCTTTCGTGGACGCCTCCTGCAATATTTACAATTGGAAGTGTATATGAAGTCTACGAATATACTTCGTCTACACCATTCTCTAGCGCGACTAAAATATGGACGGGAGCGGCAACTTCGGTATTCATTACCAAGAACGATACAACGACTCGTTATTATTGGGTCATAGTTAGAAGTCCAGAAGGTGTTGCATCGGCTAACGAGCCATCTGGTAACGGCGTAGCGGCTGCAGCAGCCAATGTCTCGACTACGCTCGCTCTCACGGCAACTCCATCCTCTGTCAGTAAGACCGATACAGGTGCAAGCATTACAACTGCAAGCACTACGGTTACGGCTACCGGTGGAACCTCTCCCTATACCTACTCATGGGCAAGAACCTCCGGCTCTAGTCTTATTGCAGCGGATAGCGCATCTGCTGCTACGACTACGTTTACTGGTACAACATTAGTTTCTGGCAGTACCTACGATGCCGTTTTCACTTGTACGGTTACAGATAACGTAGCAGCAACGGCTACGGCAACCGTATCGGTAAGCATTACTAGAAGTGCTATGACAGCCTCTGCAAGTCCAACTACGCTAGTTAAGCGCGGAATTGCTAGTTCTCAAACAACCTCCTCTGTAACCGTCACGCCTAGTGGCGGTGTTTCTCCCTATACCTATGCATGGTCATTAGTTAGCGGAGATACATTAACAGTTAATAGTCCGACATCGGCTACAACTACATTTACGGCATCATCGTTAGCATATGGCGAAATTCTATCCGCACTATATCGATGCACCGTAACTGACTCGACCTCTGGTACTGCTTTAACTGCAACGGTCGATGTTCCTGTAGAAATTGAAAGATTTGATATTGAATAAGGAGTTTAGGATGTCTAC